GGGCCCCTCAGGGCCCTCCTCGGTACGTTTGTGACCCACGCTTACGCGTGTCCTGCGGAGACTCTGCCTACTACAGTGTAGCTGGAGGAGTCTCAATCCGATCAAGTCAATCGGCACCGAAAGGTCACTTCCATGGCTGGTTTTGTTACAGATTCGAGACCCGTCGCTCAACAGGATTTTTCCTTTAGACGACGGATCACGACTCGAGGCACTCACGTCTGGTCCCAAGGGTCCGGACAGCCTGCTGTACCAATCCAGTGCTTGCAGAAGACTTACTCCTGGAGAACCAGGGGTGAGCCCGACGAATCGGATTCTGATTCGACCAAGGTGACCAGAAATGGTTTCACCACGTTCGACCCTGTCTATGACAAGGGGCACGAGTTCTTTACGACTCGTACGTCAGTCGCGTTGTCCCATCCCATGTGGACGGGACTGCGAGATGTAGAGTATTCCACTTCGAACCTTTTAACGGGTTACGAAGGGCCTCTCATCAACCGTGACGCTTTGCAGCTTTCTGGATCCCCTGCAAAATGGGGATTCAAGTTTCCTGCAGAGCGCCGTTTAGGCAGCAACGAGGTCCGCACACTTGGTGCGCGGGCTATTAACGGTGCTGCTCCGACTTCGCCGAGTGCGTCGCTCACTACTGCCGTCGGGGAGCTCATGAATGATGGGCTCCCGCACACACCCCTTTCGGGGTTGGATCCGAACCTATCACGAGGGAAAGGACTTGCCGGCGTAGCCGGCGATGAATTTCTCAACGTGGTATTTGGTTGGGCTCCACTGCTGTCAGACGTCAGGAAGACCATCCTGAGCCTTAAGACTGCTAACAAGCAGATTAAGGCACTTCAGGAAGGGTCAGGTAAGCAACAACGACGCACGTTCGCTTTTCCAAGAGAAGAGCAGCGAATCTTCGAAACTCTGACGACAGACAACGACTCTGGAAGTTCATTCCAGAACGTGTCCGACTCATTGACTGAAGAGAAGCTTGCTTGGCCTCTTGGAGCAAGGAGAGAGTATGACAAGTCCACAATCCTGAGAAGGGATGTGTACTTCAGAGGGGCGTTCACCTACTACATGCCACCCGATAAGGGTCTCATGAATAGGCTTGAACGTTATGAACAGGAGGCAAATAAGCTCCTGGGCACTCGGCTTAACGCCGAAACCGTCTGGAATCTCACTCCATGGTCGTGGCTCGTCGACTGGTTCGGTGATATCGGCTCAGTAATGGGCTCGGCATCACGTCTGTCAGAAGACGGGCTTGTCTTGCGGTATGGCTACCTCATGTCTCACACAAGAGACGAGGTTCACTATACATCCAATAAGGTCCGCTTTAAAGCGGGCGAGATTGGATCCGTCACAACGATTCTTCGGCGCGAGTCGAAGGAGCGTGTGAAGGCGACGCCTTTCGGGTTTGGCCTTGACATTGCTTCATTTTCATTGAAGCAATGGGCCATTCTCTCCGCCCTTGGATTGACCAAGGGGGATCGCCGTCTGAGGTAGGACTAACCTCAGACTTCCGTGTTTGCAGATCGCAAACATCACTCACAGGGGAGATTTAAGTCCCCCCATGCAAAGGATGCTGCCATGGCTTATTCCGATCCGCAGTCTGTCACGATTGGCACCGCTCTTACGCTTCCGCGTACTTCGAGCGGCGTCAATGCCGGGTCCTTTTCCAAGGACGACGGCACCGCTGTCTTGTCTGTTTCCCATCAGTACGGGAAGCGGATTCGACGTTCTGCGCGCGTGACCTCCACGAAGATTTCCGCTGATCCTCTGCTGACCAATGTGAACGTGCGCCTCTCGGCGTCCGCTTACCTGGTCATCGATGTGCCCAACAATGGGTACTCGATTACGGAGGTCAAGGATCTCGTCACAGGTCTTACGACCTGGCTCACAGCCGCGACGAATGCAAATCTCGTCAAGCTGATTGGTGGAGAGAACTGAGCATTCCCGCCGATGTAGTTATTATCGGCCTCATGGGAGTACTCATCTTCATTCTGCTCGGACGACCCTCATCGGGTCGGCGCGCTAAGGGATAACCATCCCTTGCGCAAATCATGGCTGAGGATCCGCGAGCTCTTTTAGGAGTCACGGTGAAAAGCCTGATCGCATTCTTGCAGGTGGTCCTCCAAGATATGGAGGACTGGTGTCACATCAGTACCGCCGCTGATCTCAAAACGATCAGCGGTCGAGTCGAACATGAGGGGACGTCGTTTCTCACGATTTCCCTGGCTGACTTCGGTAAGGACCTCCAAAAAGGTCTCGACCGAGGTCACGTCGCTCACGACCTGTTCCAAGGCTTTGCCTGGTCAGGCGGTCTCCCGAGATTTTTCTCAGGTTTCCTTGAGCTTGTGTTCGCTCGTAGTACTGGCCTGTTGCTGGACGACCCTTCGGTCGATGCAATTCGTGCTGTGCATCAAATCACTTCGATGTTCAGCAAGATTGGGCTAGAATGCTCTGATGAGCGGAAAGCCCTTGCGATCGAGAAGTATGTCCAGTGTGAGCAGGAAGTTCGAGTTGCTGATGCCTCGTTGGATCTTGGGCTCGCCCGAGATTACAAGAAGGCCAGCATCACCTTGTTCAGCGAACTCTACTCCGCCGTAGACCTGAAGGTCTACAATGGAGAGATCGTTCCAAAACATGGTCCTGGAGCCACTGCTGACCGACTCACGGGTAACCGTAAGTGGGATCAGACCGAGTGGACCTGGCGCTTGGAGCAGTATTTCCCAGCTGGGGAGTTTGTACTCCCCAATTGGAGATACCATCATCTCCTCGCGGACATCGACTTCCTCGAACCCAGTAGAGAACGGCCCGTTCGGGTCGTACTCGTTCCAAAGACGCTCAAGACGCCACGGGTCATTGCTGTCGAGCCTACTGCCACTCAATGGTGTCAGCAGGCCCTGATGCAATGCCTCGTGGAAGGGATTGAGGGGGATGACTTCCTCTCGCCCTTCATCGGCTTCACCGACCAGGTCCCTAATCGGGATCTCGCACGGGAAGGGTCCATTAATGGACATCTCGCAACACTCGATCTGAGTGAGGCATCTGATCGCGTCTCGAATCAGCATGTACGTGCCCTTCTGTCGGACCACCCCCACTTGCATGGGGCGGTTCAGGCTTGTAGGACACGGAAGGCTGATGTGGATGGCAAGATTTATCGTCTTGCCAAGTTCGCGTCCATGGGTTCGGCTCTCTGTTTTCCGTTCGAGGCGATGGTCTTCTTGACCATTATCTTCACCGCGATCGGCAGGGAGCTCAACAGACCCGTCACCCGGAGTCTCGTAAGAGAATTCCGGGGTCAGGTACGCGTTTACGGAGACGATATTATTGTCCCCGTAAACATGATGAGCTGCGTCTCCAGGACACTCGAGGCCTTCGGGTTGAAGGTGAACCAAAGCAAGTCTTTTGGGACCGGCCGGTTCCGAGAGTCTTGTGGTGGGGACTACTATGCAGGCGTCTGGATTACTCCAGTACGAATGCGTAGCTTGTTCCCCAGGAGTCGCAAGGACGTGCCTGAGGTTGTATCCACGGTATCGCTTAGGAACCAGCTCTGGAAAACAGAGATGTACCCTAAGTCCGTGGCTTGGCTCGACCATCGGCTTGGAAGGGTTTTGCCCTTCTACCCCGAGGTGGAGCCAAGCTCCTCAGTGCTTGGTCGCCATACATCTCATCCGCTTGCGGAAAAGATGTGTTCCAAGCTGCAGATCCCTCTTGTCAAGGGATATGTGGTAAGGTCTCGACTTCCAAATTCCAAACTGGAAGGCGTGGGCGCCCTTGCCAAGTTTCTCTACAGTAGGGCCCGTGCAGAAGTCGCGCTTGGCTATAGCCAAGAAGGACCGCTGTACTCGTCCGACCCAGAGCACTTGGTACGTGCTGGACGTCCTGTGTCCGTCGACATCAAGACCAGGAAGGCATCTATCCGTTAGGATAGGTGGGGGTTACGACCCCAGCGGGAGGTATGTTTCCTCCTAGGACCACTCTCAGGTCCTGGGGAGATGCATCTTGAGAGTATTGGGTTTTCTACCTATACTTTCGAGCAGTGCATCTCCCGCT